AATACCTCACGCATCTCATCGTAGTCATGTGTTGAGTTTACTGTCTTACCTAAGTCATCTGACCAAGATACTACGTGGATCTTTGTGCTATTGAAGCCATCTGTTTCTATATCAAATATTCTCATTAAAGTACCTCTCTTAACATAAACGTATCAGTGCTGAATCTCAGCTTACCGGCCTTGCCTTCGATGGAACAGGGTCGGTTTTTTTGTACCGTAATCAATGTAGTATTCCTCTCTTCTAATGTGTCAGCTTCCTTGTCTCTTTCTAAGTCTAAGACTACAGAAGCCCTCTGACCAATCATCTTGCAATACTTAGGATCTCCATACTCATTGGTGTGAGCAATAGTTACAATACCTACGTTAAGGTCTGCTGCAAGCTTAGATAATCTAACCGATAAGTCAGCAAGCTGTTGTTCCTTACTCTCCTCTGAATGTCCAGTAACTACATCCTGTATCGGCTCGAAGAATATAAACTTACATCCGCAAGCCTGACTAAAGAAACGTATTTGATCACATAGATCATCAGCCCCTTGGTTCTCCTCAAGATAGAATTGATATAGCAACTCATCTTTGGTTAAGCTCTCAATAGCTTTGATAACCTCTTCCTCTGAGCCAGACTCTTCAATAAGATCCCTACGTGTAAGATTGTCCTTAGCTTCATAAGACACAAGCCCAAGCAAAGAACGTAACTTAGTTTCCTCTAGGTGCCATGTAGCAATAGGAACCTTACGCTTGAGCATGTTATATTCTAAGTACCGCATTACCTCTGTCTTACCTATGCCTGTAGGTGCCTTGATAACTGTGAAGTGACCTTGCATGAGACCTAAGATTTTCTCATCTAAAGCCTCAATACCTGTAGGCACGTACTGGTGTTCTGGAGTGTCATGGTACAAGTTAAGGAACTGCTCAGTAGTATTGAAGATATTGTCAGGTACATACTTAGAGGAGTTGAACCAAGCATTCTTAAACTCTGTTGTTGCACCAGCGGTCAAGAAGTCATTAGCGTCCTTATACTTATTGTGAGAGACACGATACACCTTGTTAGGAAACATCTTAGCGATCTTTGCGGCAATACCGTTGCCAGCCTCATCATTATCTACAGACAAGATAATCTTCTGGAAGCTATCTAGGTAAGGCTTACACTTCTCCCAAAGTGCCTTGGAGGGGGTAGCTGATGGTAGAGAAACTACAGGATTGAGGTAAGTATCCCTAGAGCTTAACATCTGGTAAGCAGACATGGCATCTACCTCACCCTCTGTTATCGTTAAGACATTAGAGCAGCCAGCAGTAAAGAAGTTCATACCGAACAACTCGTCAGTCTTAAACCCTTTGCTTGCATAGAAATCCTTCTCCTTAAGATTCCTGGTTTTTATTCCCCCGCTGGGGTACACGTAGTTTTGAGTACCGTTAGGGTATGTAAGAACGTCATACTGCTCCATAGTGCGTTCTGATATACCTCGCATAGCTGTATAACTACCACCATCCTGAGCCTCTCTTAAGCTCTCTGAGGTCGTATTTCCACTGACGGGGTACTTGTCATTAGCCCAATCAAAGGTTGCCTTCCTAGAAGGATAACTACTCCCACAAGAGAAGCACTTACCAAAGCCTCTAGTGTTATAGTTAAAAGCATCTGATGAACCACAGTCCACATAGGGACACGGTTGATCTCTCACGTTATCATGTACATCTGTATTCATACTTACTCCTTATTATTACTACCATACCTACAACAATCGGCCTTAACGAAAGGGGGACATAATACTATAGGCACCTACTTTTGAATTTAACAAATAAGACAACTAAAGTTTTTGTATCTGTTGCAAATTTGTAACTATCTTTCTCAGTTGAGCAAATAGCTTTTTCTCTCTTTGATCTATTCCTTGCTGAGATATACCAAAGAAGTCACCCATATCTGATTGAGTCATGTTCTCTACAAACTTCATGTGCAGCAGAAGCCTATCGTCATCATTGAAGATCAACTCTATCTGTTCATTTAGTTTATTGTAAAAGTCCGTCTCTTCGTAGTTCTCCTCAACTGTCTCGTTAAACAAAGACGCTGTATCAAAAGGTATGATCTCAGAGCTAAGAATGTTTCTTAGGTAATTAATACCATCTTCGCTCCAAGTATGGTCCCCAAATTCCTCTGTATCTATATTTCTACTTAGCCTACGTGACACATCAGAGGCAGGGATAGCGACTGGAAAAACATCTAGGTTAAGGTAGTCGTGCATCCTACGATTAGCCTCACGATATAATTTCGCTGGATGGGATTTAGGGTCTTCAGCTAGGATCTCGTAGCATTGTAATACACCCTCACCTACAAGGTCATCGTAGTGATTAGGGTTTTTATATCTACGGGCCAAGCCCTCGCACATCATCATAATTGTTTCTGGTTTCATGTCTTATCTTTCCACCACTTCATGGTATCTCTAATTGCTATATATAAACCTAACATAATTCCTACGGGCAGTGCTGCAAGTGCAGATATAACAATACCCATAGTTATTATGTAAGGGATTAACTCACCCGTTTCCATCGGGACGTCTCTTAGGTTTGATAGAGGCTGATATAACCTCAGTCTTTAAGCATTGACCTATGGCATTCCTATCTATGGCATACACAGGCTCGTAATAGGCTGGTAGAGCGTCTCCACAGGCCGTAGCACTAGGGAAGATGACTTTAGCCTGTAGGTAGTCACCATTTAACGTGTAGCTCAACACAAGGACAGTATAGAACAACATTATAGATACTCCACTACTCTACCCGTATTCCACTTCTTAGCCTCTCTCTGAGCTTCCTCACGGCTGTTAAATACCCATACCTCAGTGTCATACGTCCAAGGGTTCTCCTTCCTCACGAAGGTATATTCCCCCTTCTCAACCTCTATTTCCACTACATACCTACCCATCTTCTTCTTTCTCCTTTTCTAAGCCAGCCTTTACTAATGTTACAAAACCTACGTCAAAGATAGCCATAAAGGTTTCTGGATCACACTCTACTTGTAGTGTAGCACTACCATCCTCATGCTCTTCTATCTCTATTATTTTGATTGTGTTATTCTTCATAGTTTACTCTCCTTAGCCCCAAGGGCGTCTCATCAAAGATGCTCTACTGTATTTACGGAATCTTTTATTGTAAGCCCTTTTGATCTTCTTTATCTGTCCTGATTTCCATCGTAGGAACTTACGTGATTTACTTAGGGCATCATATTCATCACCGCCCTTCATAGGTATACGTTTATTCATTCCTTAATGCTCTCCACGACACAGGAAACAATTTTACCATGCTACAATCAATTTCCCACGCTACCTCTGCTGTCTCAGCCTGTGTGTCAGGCGCACAACGAAGCTTACACATATCAGCAAAGGCATCTAAGCTACCTGACCAGTACCACTCAGTCATCAGAGACTGTGGCAGTACCATACGGGCTTGCTCTGGGCATACACCCTCACGCAATAATCTCTGGTAATCACTTAAAGCTCTATAATGTAGATCATTCGTGATTAATGTAGGGTCACTGCTTTTAACCTCACCCTCACTACCCTGTTTCTTATCAGCACTACGCTCACGCCATACATCAGGTACATAAAACTCAGGCTCACTGTCCACATACCTACGACTAATCTCATTCCATCGTAGGAACTTATGCTTGACTAATTGTCTAGCTACAAAGACTGGTGCTTTGACATGGAAACTAGCAAAGCAATGCCCAAAGGGGCTGATGTGATTGTGGTTTGCAAGATAACGGATCAGCTTGGCGTCCTTATCCTTAAGCTTAGGTGGACCCCATACGTCACTTGTATCCATCTCACTCTTCTTACCAAAGCTTACCCTTGCTGCATTAGCTACAGATAAGTCAGATCCCATGTGATCTACATATGTTACTTCAATACTCATTAGTATATCCTTTCTATTTCTATATCGCCTAAGTAAGAGTACACTTCCGCTAATTCATCATCAAAGCAACGGATAGCCTCTTCTATAGCATTGTCCATGTTATCAAACACTTCAAATTCTTGACCATCTTTAAACAACACATAATCTACAGACTTTACCTCAATCGAGTTTGACATATAAATACTCCTCTTTGTATTCCACTTTGTAGTTTTTTCTACTGTAGGGGTTACGACAACAATACACAAAATCTTGAGCATCTGACTCCAACAAGAATAGAGCTATGATAATGTTGTCACTGTTAATTACACAATACATTTAAATCTCCTTCTTATGTTTACGCTTCCTGCTTAATATAGGTTTCTTTTTATCTGGGACAACCCTTGGTTTATATTTAGGTTGCCTAAGATCCTTAGCCATAGGGTTAGGCTTTCGGTTTACCACGGTGGCTCCCCATACTCATCTAGCTCAGGCATCTTGTAGCTTAGGTCGTAGCGTACAAGCTCATTCTCCTGCCCACATTGATCCTCAGTAGGCAGAAGAATACCCAGTTCCCGTAGCTCCATTTCCATCTTAGGGGTCATTCTCTTCCCTCCATCTTGAATAAGCACACTCCTGCTCATCCCAATCTATATTTTCATCGGTGGGGTCTTCCTGCTTACAACTAGGGCAACCCCACTCATCTATGTCGTGCATGTCATGGATGCTCTCACACTCATGGCACACTTCTTTATTGAGCTTGTGTAGCATTAGCACATCCAATCCTGATGCCACTCCCAATAGTGATCCTCTATTAGATCTAGGGCTTTCTTAACTACATGATCAGGTAGGTCAACTAACTCACCATCATCATCATAAGAACTGAAGCTAAATATTGGTTGCTCTTCAATGTTAAAGTATTTTCCCATCTCGTCTCCTTCTACGGTTGCAACGCCATACTCTAGTGTATCAACGTCAATGTCATAATTATCTACTTCAATAAACATCTGCATATTAGTATCCTTCTCTGATGCGACCTAAGTCTGTGAGTAAACCTTTAGCATCGTAGCCATAGGATTGCAATAGCAAAGCTACACTTTTTGGGTGATCTGCAATAACTTTTTCTAAGCTGACATCTACAGCAATGTCATCAGCATAGGGATAGTAGCGGTCATCTTGTGACCAGAATGCATCTGACCAGAAGTCATCCTTGTCAGTGGGGTCACGAACTATGACAAGCTTAGACCAATCGGCATTGATACAAGCATCTGATAAAGTCTCCATGAACTCTAGGTCCTGATGCTCTGACTTGGAGTGTTGATTGAAGTAACCTACAGATAAGTTGGTACACTCAGGGATGATACCTCTGTACTCGTTACTGTCTGTGTACGAGCCGCCACTGTCTTGGCTGTAGCCTAGATCTAGGATGCTTGCGATGCTGTCTGCGAACTCTTCTGAACATGTACGAACCCCTGACTGGTGAGTAATAATTGAGTTGTAACCATAGCGGTCAAAACTGATAGCGGCTTGGATACCGTCAACTACCTCTGGGGTGTGCTGCACAATATAACCTGAGCCACGACAGCCAACTTCTTCTGCGGCATGTACGATGTATAAGCCTTCTACACCAGCCTCTATCATACGCATCATAATGTAGATGCCTGTAGTACAGTCAGCGCCTAAGCAGTTTTGTGTAGTAGTGACAAAGTTATCTGAGCCGACAACTACTTTCTGTCTACCGCCATGAGTGTGAACTGTGTCGTGATGTGACATGAAGGCAATGGTAGGGTTGTTACCTACACGTAAGATGTAATTGCCACGGTTGTCAGGATTGCCAAAGATAGGTCGTAGGAATCTGTTACAGAACTTGCGTTGAGCTTTGGCACCCTCTGGTCGCATGTAAGATAACATCTCGATATAAGTTTGTGTTGTTGTCATATAATCTCCATAGTTGTTGCTGTTAATGTACATATAGGTATTTCCATCGGTGGGTCAAGGGGTGACTACAAAATAATTATTAATTTCCACTGTAGGGGTATCACTTATGTATACACTAGCTAACGGCACTTTTGTGACGCTTGTTAGTAATTTATTTGTTCAGACCGTAAAAAAGTTAGTTCAGACCGTAGAAATCTTGGCTCTTAATTTCTTCAATGCTCCGCATTTCCACTGCGGGGGTGTGGCTCTTAATTTCTTCAATGCTCCGCATTTCCACTGAGGGGGGTCTACGGTCATTTTCCACTGGTGGGGTCATTTTCCACTGTAGGGGGTCGTGTGACTTTTTTGCAACACATGCCAGGATTTGAATATTTGAATACGACTCGCTTTTAGGTTGTGTATACAATGGCATATTCTCCTCGCCTATAGGTTGTGGTTACAAAAATCACTCGCCACAACCTTAGGTTGTAACGTGTATGCTGCACCGCAGAAACATTTTTAGGTTGTATCGTTCAACCTCTAAACTATTTATACCTTCCGGTTGTATAGTTCAACCCCTAAACTAAATTTAATCACCAGTTCGCCTTAAACGTGCATGAAATAAAGTCTACAACCTTGAATAGTAAAATGGCTCGCAACTATTGAAAAGAGAACGGGCAAAGCTTAGGTTGTTTTATACGTTACATATATAAGGAATAAAAAATGGACTATCAGATAAGAATAAGAGACTTGGTTTTCTGGTTTATCGCATTGGCGTTTATGTTTGCAGCGCTTTATTCAACGCCATATCTTGCGCTTTTAGATGTATTCCATGACGCTTGCGGCGTTGGGATTATGACGCCAAACAATGGCGGTTTCTATATCAACTTAATTTGTGAAGGATAAAACAAATGTGTTTCTTTGAAGACAAAACAGCAGAATTTAAATCATCATTGGCAACTAACGACACAAGCTTGGATCGTGTTTTGCTTAGAAAATTGGAAGATGTAACAGCACCGCTGGCGGATGATAAATCGCAAGTCTTTACATATCTGATATGGTTGTCACCTAAACCGGATGATAAAGACAACCGCTTGATGTCGGTTTACTTATCAGCGGATGACTTAGAAAAGGGCAAGAGAACATCGGGAAAGCCCGCAAAGATTTTACGCAAGATTTTACCTATTGGATCAAGTGTAGACTTTGAGGCTTTTGCAGTATGGTTTAAAGAGACCTATTTTCTAGCAACACAAGGTTTAGTTTTTAAATCATCAAAGAATCGTAAAGACTTTGCGAAAGTCTACACAATGAAACAAGCAAGCGCTTCTGATCCTCGCTTAGGTTGTTCTCGCAAGTCATTAGCGGCAAGTTGCATGCGCTATAGTTTCGATCATTTAATTTGTCACCCTGCTGAGATTTATGGGTCCGGTGACTTTGAAATTGTATGGATTGAAAACAGCCAAGAGCAACTATTAGCAAGAGCGGTTATTTGTACACGCAATGGCCGTTATGCTAATGCACCTATTTACACAAATAGCAACTTGGCAGCCGATATGCTTGAGACTGAAATAGCTAAGCGAAAGCAAGATTGTGAACAACCCGATAAAGTAAGTTGGATCAATGCTGAACTACTCAGAATAGAGAACCA